TTATCATATATCTGCTAGAGTGCATACTTATATTTGGGGTAACGTGATAGGGGTTTAATATGGGGTTCCATAATTTATATTCATTGAATGTTTTTAGAGCAAGGCTTGAAGGTGTGGACAATGAAGCACTGGTAAAGTTATGTTTAGAAGAAGCTGAAGATATATCAAAAAGGAAAGATCAGAACCCTTCAGGAACTGGCTATGAGGACTCTCCTATTGATCCTGAGCATCCTATTGTAAAAAGATTACGTGAAGCAATAAGAAGAACTATTCATAAAGAAATAGAACCAACAGCACAAGAGGGTGAGATATGGGCTCATGTATTGAGACCAGGTGAGTCAACACAAATACATAGTCATAAAAATAAAAAAGATTGGGACCACTTGGGTCTGTCTTGGGTTTATTATCCTCAGATGGTTGATAGAACTAAACCTGATCAGGGTGGTAAGATTGTTTTCCAAACTCATATCAGTTCAATAAAAACTATTAGTAGAGACTTTGCACCAAACGTAGGAGACTTTATAATCTTTCCGTCTTGGTTGTCACACTTTACTACAAGACACGTAGGGGATACTGTACGTATATCTATCTCTGGTAATTATAATTATAGAGATGAAAAGTTATACAATAAGGTAGCCCACTCTCGTAACACTGGAATTAAAAAACTAACTGGATTTTAAAATGGCAAAATATATTTCAACTAAAACTTATAAACAATTAGGACCTGTAGCATATAGACAGTGGAGAGCTGACTCTCATTGTAATATGGTACATGGTTATGCTCTATCATTTCATTTTGAATTTGAAGCAGATACTTTAGATGCTCGTAATTGGGTGATGGACTTTGGAGGTCTAAGGCCTTTGAAAGATAACTTAGAAGATTGGTTTGATCATACATTGTTAGTAGCAGATGATGATCCTCAAAGAGATCAGTTGTTAGCTTTAGGTAAAGCTGGCATTGCTAAAATAACACAAGTAGAAAAGACTGGATGTGAAGGTATAGCTAATTGGTTATATGAATATATTAATACTATCTTCTTACCAGACTATGGTAAAGAAGAAGCTAATCGTATCTGGTGTTGTAAAGTAGAAGTAAGAGAGACAGATTCTAATATGGCAATGAAAGTGGGACACAGAGAAGATGGGGAATTCAGCTGAGCACAACTATACGTATAAGAAATTTACTACTGACATAATAAAAATTGCAGACTGGCTTAAGCCTCTGCGTGTAGGTTATACTCCTTACGAAGTAGAACCATGGGAACCTGATCTTATTGTATCAATTAATAGAGGTGGTCTAATTGCTGGTGTGTATCTATCACATGCATTGAACCTACCTCATTATCCGTTACACTACCAGACAAGAGATGGGGATAATAAAATGTTATTCCATAAGCCAGAAGGCTTTGATACAAATAAAAATATTTTATTAGTGGATGACATAAACGATTCTGGTAAAACATTTACACGAATAATTGATACGTGGGAATGTAATAACATAGGTGTAGCTCCAATGAAGTCTAGGATTAAAACAGCAGTATTGTTCTCAAGATATAATTCTAAGTATGCTGTTGACTTTAGTGCAAGAACATTGGATAACGATAATTGGATAGTCTTTCCTTGGGAAAGAGTTTATAATGAAAAGGATAATGTAGATGGCATTAAATAAAGATAAGACAGATAGTGTACTTGGTTGGGAAGTACATGATCATTTGAGATCACTAGGTATTGAAACACCTATGAACCCTAACGTAACTGATATGTTAGATAAGCAGAAGCTATCATTATTAGAAGATCACTTTGAAAAGATTATGGAACTAATAGGTTTAGATATGCAGAACGATTCTATGCAAGACTCACCTAGACGTTTAGCTAAAATGTATGTCAATGAATTGTTCTGGGGTTTAGACTATAAGAACTTTCCTAAGTGTACAGCTATTAATAATTCATTGAAAGATATTAATACTAATCAATCTTTTGTATTAGAAAGAGGTATTAGAATTAACTCTACTTGTGAGCATCACTTTGTTCCTATTCAAGGTAAAGCTACTGTTGCTTATCTACCTAGAGAAAAAATGCTAGGCCTATCTAAATTAAATAGAATTGTAGAATATTTTGCTAGAAGACCTCAGGTTCAAGAAAGAATGACTGAGCAGATTAAAGCTGCTATAATGTATGTGACTGAGACGTCTGATGTAGCTGTCTATATAGATGCAGAACATTTTTGTGTAAAGACTAGAGGCATACAAGACGTAGATTGTTCTACTGTTACATTAGCTGTCGGTGGTATCTTTGCTGGTGATACATCTGATGTTAGAAGAGAGTTCTTAAACTTAGCTAGAGGTCAGTAATGTCTTTGCCTTTCAAAAGAATATTTGTAACTTGGCAGAAGGAAGGCATACATCAGTATCCTGATGCTCCTAAAGGAGTAGAGTTCTTAGCCTATCCTCATAGACATATGTTTCATTTTAAAGTTGAGATAGATGTCTTCCATGATGATAGAGAGATAGAGTTCATACTTTTTAAAAGAGAGTTAGAAGATTTATATTTTAGAGGTGCGTTAGAATTAGATCATAAGTCATGTGAGATGATGGCTGATGAACTATCTGAATACATATACAAAAAGTATTCTGGTCGTGCCTTTATAATTACAGTCAGTGAAGATGGGGAGAACGGAGCGATCTGTACTTACCCTGCTACGATAGAACAAATTGGAGTACATTAATGCGTAAAGGAAAATACATACCTGATGGAATAGACTTCTGTCATATAATGCCAACAGCATATTTAGATACATGGGGTAGGAAATACAATACACAATTAGTATTAGCTCATTTAGTTGAACAGGATGAAGAGTATAAAGAGTTCTTTTGGAAATATAACAATACAAAGATATTAGATAACTCAGCTTTTGAAATGTTTAAAACTGGACAGCCTATGTATGAGTCTGATAAATTAATTGAGATGGGTAAGAAGGTTGATGCAGACTATATTGTAATGTCTGATTATCCTGACCAGGATCCTTCAGTAACTATTAGAGCTGCTGAGGAGTTAGCTCCTAAGTTTAAGGACGCTGGCTTTGGTACGTTCTTCTGTCCTCAATCTAAAGTTGGAGACCTTGATGGTCTTGTATCATCTTTTGCTTGGGCGGCTACAAGTTCTTTAGTAGACTATATTGGTTTTAGTATATTAAATATACCTAATGCTTATGGCGTGGAAAAAAATAATAAATTACAGAGATATCTTTCGAGATTGAAGTTCGTCAAAGAGCTAGATAAGATTGGTGTCCTGGATATGATAGTAGAGAATGGTAAGAAGATACATTTTCTAGGAATGGTAGATGGTCCTAATGAAATCGAGCTTATGGAATACAATGGCTACAGTGAGTGTATTGACACTTGGGATAGTAGTGCTGCTGTTTGGTATGGTCTTAACGGTATCAGGTTTGATACTAGCCCAACTGGTGCAGTTAATGGTAAATTTGAAAAAGAAGTTGACTTCAATTGTAAAGAAGGTGATATTAAAAGTGTAGAATATAACTTAGCTTATATTGATAAATTATGTGGAGAAGTGAATGCTAAAGAATATAGGTTTAACGACTAATATAAGTGTCTTACCTAAGGAGAACATACAACCTAATGCTGTCGACCTTAATATAGATAGGGTGTGGGAGATAGGTACTGATGAATTTTATATTGGTATAGATAAAAAGCAACATAGAAAAGATACAAAAGAAATCTTTCCAGATAGTACTGGTGAGTGGTTATTAGAAGCAGGTAAGAAGTATCAGTTTGATACAAGTCATTGGGTTGCTATACCTGAAGGCTTTGCTGGATGGCTAATACCTAGATCGACATTAAACCGTAATGGTATTTCAATTACATCAGGACTATATGATAGTGGCTTCCAGAATTATGTTGGAGCTGTGATGCATATTGGTTGTGGTAATGCTAGAATACAGAAGGGTGCTCGTGTAGCGCAATTTGTTTACTGTGAAGCTGAAACAGATAGAATGTATGATGGAGATTATAATGCTAAAGATACGAGACCTCACTAATGAGATTTAATGAAAAGAAATTCTTAAAAGAAGTAGAAAAGTATATCGATAGTACTTACAATCAACATTACGTTGGTAAGAAAGAAGTACAGACTATAGATGTATGGGAAACACTAGGTAGTATTGATACGACATGTAGAGATACTGCTATAAAATATTTAATGAGGTATGGTAAGAAGGGTGGTCATAATAGAAAAGATCTATTGAAGGCTGTTCATTATATTGTATTGCTAGCACATTTTACATCAGGAGATGATAATGGAAATTAAGATTGAGATAGACCAACTGAAGAAAAGAAAACTATTTGTAGCTACTCCTATGTATGGAGGACAGTGTCATGGTATGTATACTAGAAGTACTAATGACTTATCTGCATTGTGTATGCATTATGGAATAGAAGTTAAGTTCTATTATTTGTTTAATGAAAGTTTAATTACTAGGGCTCGTAACTATTGCTGTGATGAGTTTATGAGAAGTGATAGTACACATATGATATTTATTGATAGTGATATTGGTTTTGATGCTAGAGATGTTTTATCTATGATGGCATTAATGGATCATGAAGATGATAAGTCTAAGTATGATATAATGTGTGCTCCTTATCCTAAGAAATGTATTGCTTGGGAAAAGATTAAAGCTGCTGTCGATCAAGGTAAAGCTGATGAAGATCCTCAGAACTTAGATAACTATGTTGGTGACTATGTATTTAATCCTGTACCTGGTACAGATAGAATACAATTAGATGAACCAGCTGAAGTGTTAGAAGGTGGTACTGGATTTATGATGTTTACTAAGAAATGTTTACAGAAGTATAAGGATGCTTATTGGGAAGATAGTGTAAACAGTCCTGGTGGATTTAGATATAGACCTGACCATGTTAGAACTAAAGAGTTTGATGGTAGTACAGAAATAATGATGTACTTCCAAGCATTGATTGATCCTGTATCAAGAAGATATCTATCAGAAGATTATATGTTCTGTCAGTGGGCTCGTAAGATTGATCTAAAGATATGGTTATGTCCTTGGATGAAACTACAGCATGTAGGTACTCATGTGTTTGGTGGTAGCTTAACTGACCTAGCTCAGATACAAGCCTCTGCTACAGCTGACTCTTCTAAAGTAGGAATTAATTCAGGAGGTAAACCTTTAAAAGGTCCTCTGGAAGATACTAAAGTTACTATGAAAGATACGGGTGCTGTTCATAATAGAAAGACAGGTTCATTTGAAGATGATACAACTAAGAAACTAGCAGCTAAGAAAGCGAGACAAAATGCAAATAAGTAATCAGACTATACAGATACTAAAAAACTTTGCTATGATCAATCCTTCTATAGCTTTTGAACCAGGTGAAATGTTACAGACTATTGCAACATCTAAATCTATAATGGCTAAAGCTAAAATATCAGAAAGCCTTACTACGTCAGGTGCAATCTATGATCTTAGTAGGTTCTTAGGTGTAGTAAGTCTATTTGAAAAACCTGAGTTTGATTTTACTGAAACACAAGTTGTAGTACGAGGAGGTAGATCGTCTGTTAATTATACATTTGCTGACTCTTCTATGATTATA